GGCGACGAAGAAGCTCCAGCAGATGACGAAGGCGACATGGATATGGACGCAGACGACGATGCTGAAGAAGAGTCAGTTGAACTAGAAGCAACAGACGAAGAAGTTGACGAAGCATCAGACGAAGAAGTTGACGAATCAGATGACGAAGAAACTGATGAATCAACTAAATCAGAAGCAGAAACTATGCGCGAATATGTTGAAAAAGTATCAGCAACAATGGGCGACAACGGTGACAACACTAAGTCTCCAGTAGCTGGTAAAAACGACATGGGCGGTGATGCTTCTAACTTGGTAGCAGGCGGCGAAGCTGACGCCAAAGGTACAGCAGGTGGACTAGCAAACAATTCTACAAAAGAAGATAATGCAGGAAACGTAAACGTACCAGGCGGTAAAGCGGCTAAGTCAAATAAAAACATGCCAAAAGGCCACGGCGCTGAGAAAAAAGGCGCAGGCGACACAGCGGCTAATAAGAAACCTGTAATTGGCGGCTAATAAGTTAGGAAATTTTGAATGATTAATTTACGAGAGCATTTGACATTCGACCAGGCACAGATTGTTGTGGAGAATGCCAACGAAGGAAAAGACTTGTATATGAAGGGCATTTGTATACAAGGCGGAGTACGCAATGCTAATCAGCGTGTGTACCCTGTAAATGAAATTGGCAGGGCTGTCAAAACTCTCAATGATCAAATAACAGGAGGATATAGTGTTCTCGGTGAGGTTGATCATCCAGAAGGACTTAACATAAACTTAGACCGAGTGAGTCATATGATTCAAGAATGTTGGATGGATGGCGCAAACGGTTATGGTAAACTAAAAATTCTACCAACACCAATGGGAAACCTAGTTCGCACTATGCTAGAAAGCGGTGTGAAACTAGGTGTCTCATCTAGAGGTAGTGGAAATGTTTCAGAAGACGGTAGTAACACTGTCTCTGATTTTGAAATAATTACAGTGGACGTTGTTGCACAACCAAGTGCTCCAGGTGCGTACCCTACGCCAATATACGAACACTTAATGAACGCCCGCGGAGGGTACAAGGCTTACGAATTAGCACAGGCAACAAAACACGATGTAAAGGCACAAAAGTACTTAAAAGAATCTCTAATCAACTTGATTAGCAGACTCCAATAAAAGGAGAAACATAATGTTGGACGCACTTAAAACACTTTTTGAAAACGATGTAGTTTCAGAAGAAGTACGTGCCGAAATTGAAAACGCTTGGGAAGCAAAGATCAAAGAGAACAGACAGTCTGTGACTGCTGAGCTTCGCGAAGAATTTGCTAAGAAATATGAGCATGATAAATCTACAATGGTAGAAGCTATCGATGCTATGGTTTCAGAGCGTTTAGAGTCAGAAATTGCAGAGTTTGCGGATGACCGTAAGCAACTAGCAGAAGCCAAAGCAAAGTATGCAGTAGCACAGCGTGAAAATGCTGATCTACTTAAAAACTTTGTAATGGAATCGCTAAAGAAAGAAGTTTCTGAACTACATGAAGATCAAAAAGCAATGGCTGATAAATTCACAATGCTTGAGAACTTCATTGTTGACGCACTATCAAAGGAAATTGCAGAGTTCCACGAAGACAAAAAAGATTTAGCTGAAACTAAGGTAAAACTTATTAAAGAAGCTAAAAATAAATTTGCTGAAGTCAAAAAAGACTTTATTGCGAAAAGTGCCGATAAAGTATCTTCAATTGTAGAAAAAACACTGAAAGGTGAAATTACAGGACTTAAAGAAGATATTGAAGAAGCACGTAAAAACGATTTTGGTCGTAAGATGTTTGAAGCGTTTGCAGCCGAGTATGCAACAAGTCACCTGAATGAAAAATCAGAGACTGCAAAACTTGTTAAGGTTGTAGCGGCAAAAGACAAACAACTAGCAGAAGCAAAAGCATTTGCTGTAAAAGCAAAGAACTTAGCAGAAGCTAAAGATGCTGAAATCAAGCGTATGGCACAAATCGCTGAACGCAAACAAACAATTGATTCATTAATTGAGCCTTTAAACAAGGGTCAAAGAGATATCATGACAGATTTACTGGAATCAGTACAAACAAGCAGACTACAGTCTGCGTTTGATAAGTACCTACCGGCAGTTATCGACGGTAAAACTCCAGCGAAGCAGAAGGCAGTAATTACAGAAGGCACAGAAGTAACAGGCAACCGAAACACAGAAACTAACGTTAGTTCAAAAGCAGATGATAATGTCGTTGACATTAGACGTCTTGCTGGTTTAAATTAAGGAGAAAACTATGTCAGAACTATTAGAAAGTCGCTGGCAGGATACAAAAAGCGCACTTCTTGAAGGCCTACAAGGCACAAAGAAATCTGTAATGGCAGCTACTCTAGAAAATACACGCAAGTATTTGTCAGAGACTGCAACAGCAGGCGCAACATCTGCCGGTAATGTCGCAACACTTAATCGTGTTATCCTACCCGTTATCAGACGTGTAATGCCAACAGTTATAGCAAACGAGCTAGTTGGTGTACAGCCGATGACAGGTCCAGTGGGTCAAATCCACACATTGAGAGTACGCTACTCAGACACAGCAGGCTCAGGCGCAAGCGGAGCAGTAGCTGGTGAGGAAGCACTTTCACCATTTAAAATTGCTGAAGCATATTCAGGTGCAACAGGCGGAACTGCAGAAGCAACTGCCGCTCTTGAAGGTTCAGCAGGTAACAGACTAAGCATCCAGATTCTAAAGCAAACTGTTGAAGCTAAATCACGTAAGCTATCAGCACGTTGGACTTTTGAGTCAGCTCAGGACGCACAGTCACAGCATGGTATCGATGTAGAAGCAGAAATCATGGCCGCTTTGGCACAAGAGATTACTGCTGAGATCGATCAAGAGGTCCTAGCATCTCTAAATACACTTGCTGGTACAGCAGTAGAAACATATGACCAGGCAGCGGTATCTGGTACAGCAACTTTCGTTGGTGACGAACATGCGGCA